TCCTGGTGAACGTCCTTTCAATCCCGAGTTAGGATCTCAAGTTAGTCGTTTATTATTCCAACCAATGGATGATATAACGACTGTATCCATAAGAGAGCAAATCGAAAATACAATTAATAATTTTGAACCTAGAGTAAATCTTCGTCAAGTTATTGTTCAACCAAACTTTGACATAGGAGAATATGATATCTCTATTCGTTATGACATTGTTGGGGTAGAAGCTTCTACTCAGCAATTATCATTCGCATTACAACAGACACGATAATGGCACTAGTCAACTTTGCCAATCTGGATTTCGATCAGATCAAGCAATCGATCACAGATTACCTGCGATCAAATTCAAACTTTAGTGACTACGATTTTGAAGGATCGAATCTTTCAACGATTATCGATGCGTTAGCATATAATACGTATATAACCTCATATAATGCCAATATGGTATCTAATGAGGTATTCATCGATTCCGCCACTCTCAGGGAGAATGTGGTGTCTCTGGCGAAGAATATAGGTTATACCCCCAGATCTAGTAAATGTGCTAGAGCTAACATTTCTTTTTTTGTTGATACCTCAAATTATGATAATAAACCACAAACTATTACCTTAAACAAAGGTATTGTTTGTACAACAACATCCTTTAGTGGTGAGAGTTATACATTTTCAATTATTAATGATATCACAGTTCCGGTGGTAAATGATATCGCATCATTTGACAATATTGATGTTTATCAAGGAACATATGTCACATCTGAATTTACATATAACACATACGATCCCGATCAAAGATACATTCTAGATAATCAAAACATTGATGTCTCTACGATTAATGTATTATGGAAACCATCAAGTAGATCATCAGTTAAAAGACAATATCATAAGGCAGATTCTTTATTTGAAATTGATGGAGATTCACCTGTTTATTGGGTTCAAGAAGTAGCGGATGAAAGATATGAATTAATATTTGGGGATGGTATTTTTGGATCTGCTCTCAGAGAACCTAACTTCCTTCAGGTTACATATCTTGTTAACGACGGTGTTGCTGGAAATGGATTAGCAAGATTTAATTTCAATGGTAAACTTACCACATCTAGAGATAACCTTGCGATTGAGTCAGGTATTTCTAGAATTACAGTTAATAATGAATCATTTGGTGGACAAGGAGTTGAAAGTATTGAGTCGATTAAAAGATATGCACCTCAAACATACGCTTCGCAAAACAGAGCGGTAACATCAACAGACTATGAATATATCATTCCTATGATATATCCAGAGACTGAATCGGTATCAGTGTTTGGAGGTGAAGAATTAAATCCACCACAATATGGAAAAGTATTTGCAAGCATCAAACCTATTAATGGTGCGTATCTTTCTAATCTTGTAAAGGATAATTTAAAGAGAGAGGTAAAAAAATATTCAGTTGGCGGTGTTGACTTAGAAATTACAGATCTTAAGTTTCTTTATATCGAGTCATTAGTTAATGTTTATTATAATTCTAATGATGCTAACGAAGATCTCATAAGTTCAATTGTTAGTGATAATATTGAAAGGTACGCGGATTCAACTGAACTTAATAAATTTGGCGCAAGATTTAAGTACAGTAAGTTTTTGAGTGTTATTGATAACTCTAATTCTGCAATTACCTCTAACATTACTACAATTCAAATGAGAAGAGATTTGAGAGCTGCTCTTAACTCCTTTGCTGAATATGAAATTTGTTTTGGAAACAGATTCCATGTCGCAAATCATGGACATGGAACTTTTCAAGGTAAAATCGGATACAATATTAAATCCTCAGGATTCCAAGTAAGTGGTGTAGCAGGAACCGTTTATCTAGTGGATCGAGCTGATCAATCTTTAGAGACAGGAACCATTGATTTAATTAGATTAAAATCTCCCACCGAACCAATTATAGTAAAAAGAAATATAGGAACCATTGATTATATTAAAGGAGAAATAAAGTTAAATCCGATTAATATTATATCAACTAACATTAATAGAAGGTTCCCATTAATTGAAGTTTCAGCAATTCCTTATTCAAATGATGTCATCGGATTACAGGATCTTTATATTCAACTAGATACTAATAACGTAACAATTAATTCTATAAATGATAGGATTTCTTCTGGTTATGACATATCTGGATCTGACTACATTGTAACTTCTAGTTTCGCTAACGGAAGTTTAGTACGTGGAACAATCGATTTGGTAACATCAAATCAAGATGCACAAAATCAAAATGTAAGATCAACGACAACAGTAACCACGACTAGATCTACAACTGGAACCACACAAACTTACACGTCACCAACTACAACAACTTCAACTCCTACTTATAACTACTAAGACGTAAGATGATATCAACCGATTTACAGCGAGTACAAATTCAGGACATTATTGAGTATCAGTTACCTGCATTTGTAAGGGACGACTTTCCACTTGTTGGTGAATTTTTAAAGCAGTATTATATTTCACAAGAATTTCCAACCTCTCCTGCTGATGTCATTCAAAATATCGATGAGTATGTAAAATTAGAAACTCTTCTTTCTGCAGAAGATGAAGCACGTCTTGATTTAGATATTGAATTTGATGATACTACAATTAATGCAACATTTAATTTGTATGAGGATTATTTTGGTACATATAAGTTTCCGGAAAGATATGGTTTAATTAAAATTGATGATGAAATAATATTATATACAACTAGAAGTAACTATCAATTTAAAGGTTGTGTACGTGGTTTTAGTGGGATAACCGAGTTTAATGATAGTGATCAAGAATTAAATTTTAGTTCATCTGAAGCAACATCTCATGTTCAGGGTGCTAAAATTATCAATCTTAGCAATCTTTTATTAAAGGAATTTTTAGTAAAATTAAAACAACAAATTTCACCTGGATTTGAAAGAAGAAAACTTGATTCTGAATTAAATCAAAGACTTTTTCTTTCACGATCTAAAGACTTTTATCAATCTAAAGGCACTGATGAGTCATTTAAAATTTTATTTGGTGCTCTATATGGAGAAAAAGCAGAAGTTGTAAAACCAAAAGAGTTTCTGTTTAGGCCATCTGATGCTCAATATAGAAAAACAAGAGATTTAGTTGTTGAAGCGATTGTAGGTGATCCATCTTCTCTCAAAAATCAAACTTTATATCAAGATGCGTATCCTGAATATGGTATTGAAAGTTCATATGGCACTGTTGTTGATGTTCAGAGACTTCTAAGAGATGACAAGAACTACTATCAATTAAGTGTTGATTTTGATTATAGTAAAGATATTGATCTTACTGGAGGAACCGTTTTAGGAAATTTTGTTTCTCACCCTAAAACAAAAAATACCACAGTGGTTGCAAGTGGTTCGTCAATAATCGATGTAGATTCTACAATAGGATTTCCAGATAAAGGACAACTTATTATTGATGGGCAAAGTGGTATATTAACATATAGATCAAAAACAATCAACCAATTTTTTGGGGTTGGTTTAGCTAACACAACTGTATCTGGAACAAATGCAGATATTAGTGCTGGAACAGAATTTAATTTAAACGTTAATGCATACGGTTTTCAAGGATATAATTCAATTTCCGTTGCCTCCAGTGAAACTTCAACCGTAGGTATTGCAACTACAACAAAGATTGAGGTTAGAATTGGTAATGTTCTCTCAAACAATTTAATATATGGTGATACTTCATATTTTACTACTAACGATAATATTAGAATTAAATCTCTAGGCATAACCACATATTCGCCACTGAATATTAATTGGTTAACCAACGTTAGTCCAAAGTATGATGTTAAAGAAGTAACTTTAACCGATTCATCAAGTTTTACATATTCAATTGAAACTTTTGCTGCTAATAGTTTTACAGTTGGTGATAGTGTTACTGTTATACAATCAGATGGTGTAGGTAAATCTGGTTTAGTAATTGATATTTCAAATGCAAAGAAATTTTCTTTTTCAAGAGCAGGTGAATTAACAGGTAGCACATTCAGTGTAAGAAGAGATATTCTTAAACCCGAAGTAAATAAGGTTAATGATAAAAATTATTCTTATTTAAGTAAGTCATTTGCAAACATTCAAAACACATATGCAAAATACACTGGTGATGTTTTAGTAGCATCTCCTTCTATTCCAAATTATTTTGATAACCCACTTAATTTTTATGATAAAAAAATTGAACTTGATGGAACTTACAGCGGAGAAGTATTTTCTTCAACTCAAGATCATGGATATTATACTGGTGATAAAATATACTATGAATCTTACAGATATACCGATAGTATTGGATTAACAGTAGAAAGTAGATTTCCAGAAATTGAACCAGGAGTTTTTTATGTAAAAAGAGTAAGCAGCACGCAATTTAAAATTGCGTCAAGTATTACTAACTTATACAATAATACTTTTGTTTCTGTATCTGGTATTGTTACAAGTAATTATTTTTGCGCTAGTGATTTCTTTGATAAGAGATTAGAACATCAGCAACTCTTTAGAGAATTTAAATCTCCAATAAATGATGGTGGAGATTATAATACACTTCCAGGTAAAACTGGTATGTTTGTAAACGGAGTTGAACTTCTTAATTACAAATCTGGTGATAGTGTTTATTTTGGAAAAATTAATGAAATAACTGTCTCAGCTGGCGGTGATGATTATGATGTTGTAAATCCACCTGTTCTGTCTATACAAGATTCTACAGGTATTGGTGCTACAGGTATCGTAAATGTAAAAGGAACATTTAAAAAATTTGAAATTATTGATCCTGGTTTTGATTATGTGACTGATCCCATTATCACTATTACAGGTGGAAACGGATCGGGAGCAATTGCAGCTGCTTCAACAAAATTTATTACACACTCTGTTTCTTTCTACGCAACATCTGATAACCCTCAAGTCGGGTTATCATCTAATAGCATTGGATTTACAACATTTCATAAATTCAAAGAATCTGAAAAAGTAATATACAGATCAGATGGGCAAACAGAAATAGGTGGATTATCACCTAATGCTGAATATTTTGTTAAATTAATTGACTCAAAAACAATTAAATTATTTAAAACTGAAAGTGACACTATTAGTGGATCAAACGCTGTTGACTTAACCTCTAACGGTGTAGGTGTTCATAGAATTGAATCTTTTAATCAAAAACGTGTAATCTCTGATATCAACATTATCAATCCTGGATCCGATTATGAAAACAAACAAAGATCTGTAGATTTCTCTGGAATAAACACGGCATCAAATCAAATTAATATTCCAGATCATAGATTTAATAGTGGTGAAACTGTTACTTATTCAGGAAATGCATCTGGACTTAGCTCTGATCAAACATATATTGTCACAGTAGTTGACTCTGATAATTTTAAACTGTCATCAGTTGGTGTTGGAACTACTTCTAAACTTTATTATTATAATTCTAGACAATATGTAAATATTGAATCAACTGGTTCAGATTCTCATACTTTTAATTACCCACCAATCTCTGTTGTTGTTGAAGGGCAGATTGGTGTAACAACCTTTACCGGACAAGACTTTAATGCAAAGATTCAACCAATCGTTAGAGGATCAGTCGAGTCTGTACAATTAACTGATAAAGGAGTTGGATATGGATCTAGCGAAATAATCAACCACAATAAGCAACCATTATTTAAACTACTAACCGGAAGAGACGCTGAACTTCTTCCCATTGTTAATAATGGTAAAATAGAACAAGTTTTAATTACTAACAATGGATACGAATACAACACCCCACCCACATTAACTATTAATGGAACGGGAAGATTTGCTAAACTAACCCCCATTGTAAGTAATGGACAAATAACGAATATTATCGTTGATAACAGCGGTACGGGTTATGATGACACAACCACTATAACAGTTACACCCAGTGGATTAGGTGCAAACCTTATTGCACAAATTAATCAATGGACTGTTAATTTATTTGAAAAAAATAAAGAAATTATTGAGAGTGATGATGGCATTTTAGATGTAGCATTAAATGATGAGTATGGTATACAATTCACTCATCTTTATGCTCCAAGAAAGTTAAGAGAATCTTTATACGGTAAATCTTTGACTGGCACTTCTCAGTTTTGTGAGGTTGATTTAATATTTGATAATACTAAGTATGGAGTTGCTGATTTAAGAATTGATAGTTCTAATAAAGAAGTAACTAATACATTCCACTCACCTATTCTTGGATGGGCATACGATGGTAATCCCATTTACGGGCCTTACGGATATGAGGATAACACAGGTGGTAATGTAAAAGCACTCAGAAGCGGTTATAGCTTAATTGACGCATCAAATCGTCCATCTCTTTCTACATGGAAAAAGGGATTTTTTGTTCAAGATTTTGAATTCACTAATGATGGTGATCTTGATGAACATAATGGAAGATATTGTGTGACTCCTGATTTTCCAAATGGCGTATATGCATATTTCGCAACTATTAGTGATGGAAGTGTTGAGAGTGACGGTGCATTTAAAAATAACAAAATACCAGAGTTTCCTTACGTAATTGGTAATAATTTTAAATCAAAACCAAATGACTTTAATTTCAAAAATGATTCATATCAGAATAATTATGATGTAGCTGCTAATAGATGGTTAAGAGACACTACTTTCTACGGACTAACTTTAGATAATGCCACTTATGAATTTGTCACTCAACCATATGAGATTTTTCAGGAAGTTATAGACATAACAGCCACATCAAAAGGATCGATCGATAGCGTTGGTATAATTACAGGTGGTAGTGGTTATCAAGTAAATGATAGAATTGTATTTGAGGACATTCCTGGTGCCACACCAGCGAAAGCAAAAATATCTAGAGTGACTGGAAAGTCAGTTACAAACATTAGTGTTGCATCTTCAATAGTTTCTAATTTAGAAATTGCACCAGTTGACTCTTCTGGCAGATTCGTAGCTTTCTCAACAACTCCTCACAAGTTTGTTAACACCGATCTTATTACTCTATCGGGATTCAACACGTCAATAAATTTAAATAATAAGTCTGTAACTATTGGAGTTACTACTGATTTTTATAATTTATCAACTGGAATTAATACCTCTGGTTCTACAGGAATTGTAACCTTTATATCTCTTAGTGGAGGTGTAATTGATAGAGGCATACTTTCTATTAAAGAAAATGACATTTTGTCCTTAGGAAGTGAAAAAATAAAAGTTCTCAATGTAGACAATCTTAATTCAAGAATTAGAGTTGAAAGAGCAGTAAATGGCACAGTCTCAAGTGCTCATACATCTACGACATCTATATCAGAGCAGAGTCGTAAGTTTACTTTTAATTCGGATAGAGAAAACAAAGTTAACTTTGAATTGAATAAACAGATTTATTTTGATCCTCGTGAGACTTTAGGTATTGGAACTTTAAGTGGAGTCGGAATTGGATCTACCATTTTCTTCTCAAATCCTGGAGCTGGTTTAACTCAAACGTTCTTGAATACCAGATCTCTTTTCTTACCTAATCATGAATTAAATACTGGCGATATTGTTTTATATCATAACGGTGATGGACAATCAATTGAGGTTGATTCTAATCCTGCTACTGGCACTACTTACAGAATTGCCAATGAAACAAAATTGTATGTTGCAAAAATAAGTGACGACATAATTGGAATTCAAACATTTAAAGTTGGAATTGGTTCTACCGGTACTTTTGTTGGTGTAGCAGACACAACAATGAATTCTGGATTGCTATTCTTTACTGGAATAGGAACAGGAACAAAGCATAGTATTAAAACTGTACGATCTAATGTAGTAAATGCTGAGTCCAGTAAAAATATAGTAACTGTCGCAACTGGATCTACTCATGGATTGACGATTGGTGATCATGTTTTGATGTCTGTTACACCTGGAATCACTACAACAGTAACAGTTAAGAATAACGATCATAATAGAAGAATTGTTTTTAACCCAATCGGATTCACTACAACAGGAGTTAGCACTGCTCTTAACACTATTACAGCATCTGATCATGGATTAAACACTGGTGATAAAGTAATACTGGATTCAAGCCCCGCTCCTAGTGGTTTACAAGATCAAAAAATTTATTACGTATATCGATTCTCTAAAGATAAAGTAAGACTTTGTAATTCAAAATTTGAGGCAGAAAAATTCCAACCAAATTTTGTTTCAATTGATGTTGCTAGAAGTGGCACACTATTGCCAATTAATCCCTCAGTAAACATATTTGCGGGCAATACAGTTATATTTGATCTCAGTGATAGCACTTTATCATCGTTGAATATATCTACATTATATTCTGCATTTGAAATGGATCTCTATAGAGATTCAAAATATACTGATAAGTATGTTGGTTCTCTCACTACTGATGATTTTGAGGTAACTAAAACGGGTAAGGTAGGAATTGATGCTAATGCAAAATTGACATTAGTTGTAAATGATAAAACACCTGAAAATTTATTTTATAAGTTCTCTTTAGTCAATTCTGATTTTGTTGAAGATGTAAAAAAAGAAATTATTATTGATGACGAAGTTGTCGGTTTTAATAAAATTAATCTTGTTTCAAGTAATTATGACGGAGAATTTACTTTAGTTGGGATTGGTACAACAAACACCTTTACTTACAATGTAAAAAATCTTCCCGAAAGATCTTCATATTCTTCTTCTACAGGAGGATTATCGTATAGCACTAACTCTACTAACGCTTATGGTGGTATATCTGAAATCAACATAACGTATAAAGGATCTAATTATGATGAAGTTGTTGGAGTTTCAACCATAGTTGGTATTGTAACCGGAACTGGTGCAGTTCTTGAACCAGCGAGCACTTCAATTGGTAGAGTTTTAGGAACAAATATAGAGAATATTGGATTCAATTATCCAACTGATTTTACTATTCGTCCCACTACAAATCTTCCAGAAATAGTTCAACTAGAATCCTTAACATCATTTAAGTCAATTGGAATTACATCAGGTGGTAGGAACTATGCAATAGCTCCTAACTTGATTGTTCTTGATGGTTTAACTGGAAAACATATAGATGATGTTGATCTTCGCTTTGAACTTGGTGATTCTGAAGTTACCATAAGAAAAAATACCAGTGGATTGACAAACGTTACACCCACTATAATTCCCATTAGTAATAGTAATGGCGTATCGATTAATGAAATAACATTTGATATGTCAACTAAAAATGTAACAGTTGGATTTGATACAGGTTTTAGTGATCAATCTCCATTTGCAGTTGGTGATAAAGTTCTTATTGAAAATGTAAGTGTTGGTGTAGGATCAACTGGATCTGGATATAATTCTGTTGATTATGGATATCAATTGTTTACACTCACTGATGTTAACATCCCTCTCGGTGGAAATGTCGGAGTTGTTACATTTAGTCTATCTGGTATTATTGATGATAATCTTTATCCTGGAAACTTTGATTCAAGTAATTCAGCAGGCAAGATTGTTAATCAAAGTTCTTTCCCACAGTTCAAAATTGAACTTAAAAAGAATGACTTCCTCATAGGAGAGGATGTAGTTTCAAATAGTGGAATAGGAAAAGTTGATAGTTGGAACAATAGAATTGAACTCTTAAAAGTTTCAACGTCAAGAGACTTTAAAGTTGGCGATTTAATAATCGGACAAACATCAAGAACTCAAGGTAGAGTAAAATCCAAAATTGATTACAACTCTGAAATCGAAACAGAATCCTCTTCTATTGTTGAAAGGGGTTGGAGAACAACAACTGGATTTTTTAATAATAATCAGCAGAGAATTCCAGATAATTTCTATTATCAAAATTTCTCATATGCTATTAAATCAAAGATCCCCTTACAAAAATGGGATGACGCTGTAAGTTCTTTAAACCATACATCTGGATTCTTAAAGTTTAGTGACTTGGTTATTGAATCAAGCGATGATAAAGGAACAGGAGTTGTTTTTACAGACAATTCAGCAAACGTGTCCTTAACTGTTGATTTAATGCCCATCCCCACTTATGGTGGTGGTGGAGCAGGGTTTGGTGGTTTTGGTGGAGCTATTAGTTTAAATTGTTTCCCTGCTTTTGATTTAGTAACTGAAAATGATAAATTTGCATCAGGTAAAATATACTCTGATCGCATTTTCTTACAAAACAGAGTCCTTACTGATTTCTTTGAATCAGTTGGTAATAGAGTTCTAATTATTGATGATATTAGCACTCAATTTAATAGTGAAGAACGTCCCACAAGATTTAGTGTTGTTAAAAAGTTTTCAATCGATCAAAGAAGTAAGAAAATACTTACTTTTGTTAGAGACAAACTTTATACAGGGGAACGTCAAGCATCCCTTGTAACATTAGTTCATGATACGCAAAATGCAACTGTTAATAATTATGGAAGGGTTGAAAGTGTATTGGATCTTGGATCGTTTGATTTTAGCATCTCAGGAACTGAAGGACAACTGTTATTCTACCCAACTAAATTTAGACGAAATAATTATAATATTTCACTTTGCAGTTTTGATATAGATGATTCTGTAACAGGAGTCGGAACCTTTGCTCTAGGAGAAATATGTGATATTTCTTCCACACAAGTAGAAGTGCCCGCTGCAACTAAAACCACCATTGTTGGAATTGCTTCTACATATAGATCATCTAAAGTTCTCGTTCAGTTTACAACTGATGATGGAAGATTTGGTTATAATGAACTGAACGTAATACATGATGGAACAACAGTTGATGTCCTAGAATACGGTGATCTTATTACGGGTGGCCAGGGAACCGCTACAGGACTTGGAACGTATGGCGCTGACATGTCAGCAGGTACAATTAATGTTGACTTTACCCCTGCAGCTGGATTAGCACTAACTGCAAACACAGTTAGAGTTTCCTTGTCTAGCACTGAGTCTGTGGGTGTTGGCACAACAATAATTGGACAATCTACAGAAAACATTGCATCATTAGAATCATTCCACACATCTATTGGATCTACTTCATCCCCTGGTATTCACACTATTGCCACATACACTTGTGGAGGAGAAAATGATTATCAGGCTGCATATTATATTGTTAGTATTGAAGATACGACTAATGATCAATATCAACTTTCTGAAGTCATTGTATTAAATGATAATTCTGAATCTTACATTACAGAATATGGAACTCTAACAACTGGTAGTGGTATTGGCACTATCGGTGCTCTCATGACATCGACAGAGACTTTCTTACAATATACACCTCCAGCAAGTGTCGATACTCAGATTAAAGTTTTCCAACAAGCTGTTCAATTGGTTGAGGTAGATAATACTCTTGGAAATGAAATTGATTTAAACAATGCATCAATCACTGCTGGATTTGGTTTTTATGAAGGAACAGCAAATGATGTCAAGAGGCAATTTGCATTAACTCATAAAGGATTACCAATATTCAGTAGGAATTTTGATGGAAGTGATAGCACTATTACAAATGTAACAGATAATGAAATTACAATACCTGATCATTTCTTTGTAACAGGTGAACCTCTTAACTATTCTGTTGGTATTGATACTCATGTTCGTATAGCGATTGAACCAACTTCATTCACTGGCATCGGCACAACATCATTATTACCAATTAATGCTTCTGTTTTTGTAATCAAACAAAATGATTCAAAAATTAAATTAGCATCATCCGCTGAAAATGTTAACAATTCAACCCCAGTTGCTATTGGTATTACGGGTGTTGGTTTTGGAACTTTCCATACATTCACCTCTACAAAGCAAAATACGAAGTGTTTAATCGCAATTGATAACATTATTCAAAATCCTATTGTATCAACTGCCACAACCACCTCTCTTGATAAAGAAATTCAAATTGGAGATGCAGTTATTGAAACCGTAGGTGTCACATCATTCTTCTCTGCAGATTTGATTCAAATTGAATCTGAAATAATGAAAATTAATACAGTTGGATTGGGAACAACCAACGGCATATTAGTTGATCGTGGATGGATGGGCACTGGAATAACGACTCACCCTGTTGGAGTAGCAGTTACAAAGGTTGATGGTGCTTACAACATTGTTGATAATACAATCAATTTCTATACAGCACCAAGAGGCCCAATTCCCATTGGTTCCATTACAAATCCTCCTGATGAAAGAGATTGGACAGGAATTACAACTTTCTCTAAATTCCAAGGAAGAGCATTTACAAGATCGCAGACACAAAACAGTTCTGAACCAGCATATGAATCAAATTATGTGTTTGACAGCATTGCTGATCAATTTGATGCGACTACTAAGACATTCACTCTTAAATCAGAAAATGAAAATGTTACTGGATTCTCCACTAACAATGGTGTTGTTTTAATTAACGGAATATTCCAAGGCCCCACCGGACAACTAAGTATTCCTCAAGATTATTCATTTAGTGAAGGATCAGGTATTAGTAGTATAACATTTACTGGAACTGCTACATCTATTGCTTATGATCCTAATAATGCAAATATTCCCGTAGGTGGATATATTGTTTCAGTTGGCTCGACAGGTGGATTAGGGTATCAACCGCTTGTTGCAGCAGGTGGTACTGCAATTGTGTCATCGGCTGGCACAATCACATCTATTAGCATTGGAAACACTGGATCAGGATATAGATCTGGTATTCAAACTGTAAATGTTGGAGTTTATACTTCTTCGACAGGGAGAACCGGAATTGAATTTATTGGAACTGCTGCGATAAGTAATGGACATATTGTCAGTGTTGCAATTACTAACCCTGGTTCAGGATATCTGATTGGATCTGAACCAAATGTTGTGTTTGATGTACCTCGCTCATATTCTGATATTCCTTTGATATATTCTGATTCATCTTCTGCAGGATTTGGAACAGAGGCTACAGTTAACATTGTTGTAGGACAAGGATCAAGTGTCATTGATTTTGAAATTAAAAACTTCGGATATCGTTATGGACAAAAACAAATATTAACTGTAGCGACTGGTGGTGCAACTGGAATACCCACTGACACAAACTTTACATTTGAAGAGTTCCAAATTACAGTTGATAAAACAGATTCTGATAAATTTTCTGCTTGGCACTTTGGAGAACTTGAGCGTCTTGATAACATCAACACCGAATTTGATGGTGTTACAAGACAATTCACAATTAAGAGAAATGGAGATCCAGTTACTGTAAGAGCAGCGAAAGGATCAAATATTGATGTTGAATCAACATTAATAATTTTCCTTAATGACATACTTCAGGTTCCTGGAGAAGCGTATCAGTTTAGTGGTGGAAGTGTAATTAATTTCTCTGAGGCACCCAAAGGGCCATCTGCAGATGGTAATTTTAGTGGCGATACTTGTAAGATCTTATTCTATAAGGGAAGTGGTGATATTGATGTTACCTTCCGCGATATTCTTCCCACCATAAAAGATGGAGATATGCTCTCTATTAGAGGTGATGATAGTCTTGTCCCTGGTTCACTCGATCAAAATGAAAGATTAGTCACCGAAGTATTGTCCTCTGATACTGTTGAAACTAATGCATATTATGGAAGAGGTATTGATTCAAATCCTGATCATGCACGAACTGTTACATGGTGTAAACAAACATCCGATAAAGTTATCAACGGAAAAATTGTTAGTAAAGCCAGAGAACTTAATGCAGCACTAATTAATCCCAGAACAAATATTATTCAATCTGTTGGTGTTGGATCAACTGAAATTTATGTTGAGAGTGTCATTCCATTCTTTAATCCTGATGATGAAAATCAAACTGCTAAGAATCAGCAAACCATAAGTATTGTCTCTCAAGATAATCTTGTGGCCGCTGCTGCTACAGCAGTCGTATCGATCGCAAATACAGTTGAATCCATTACTATTGGATATGGAGGAACAGGATATGTTACGGCACCATCCGTAACCATTGAAACTCCTGTGGGACTTGGAACCACTGCTAGAGCGACTGCAACTGCAACTCTAACTGGTGATGCTGTGTCTGCTATAACAGTGTCCACACCTGGTGTTGGTTATACAAGAACGTCTGTTCCACAGGTTCTTATTGAGTCTCCTAAGTTGATTAAAGAGACAAACAGATCATCTTTATACCAAGGTGATTTTGGAGATATTGTTGGACTAACTTCTACATCCGTTGGAGTTGCATCTACTGGATTTGTAATGGATATGTTCATTCCGATTGATTCATTCCTTAGAGATA